ATATGATGAATGAGAATGGGCAACAATACGTTGCTAACAAGGACGATAAGGGTACTTGGCGAGTTCTAAACACCTGGCACGAAGATTTAAAAATGATGACTGCTGATGAAGACATATCAGACGATAGTGATGCGGTGGTAGCATTATCTGAAGGTCAATTTATTGCTTTGATAAAAGAAGCAGGTAGTCTAGGAATTTTAGAAAATGCAAATTTTGGTACTGGTGAGGCTGAATTAGAAGCTACTATATTAGATAGAGACCAAGAAATTCAATCATTGAAAGAAGAAATATTACGGTTACAAGAACAAAAGTCTGAAGTTATACGAGACGTAGAACACACAGAGGACTATCAACTAAAAGAAAAGGCAATGGACAACATATTAAAGTTAGTATCTATGCAGGATATGACCAAACTAAGTAGGGAATAAATATGAAATTATCTGAATATATGCCACAAGTCCCCCAAATGCAGCAGCAAATGGCGGACATGAATAGACAAATCAGTTTATTAGATGTAATGAAATCTGCAGGGGAAACGTCAAAAGCCCCAACAATTGGGTTGGACTCTATTGTAAACACATGGGTTCGACATCAAATGGCATATCGTCAGCAGCTTGTACAAGACTTACAAACTATTACTATGTCAGTCGAAGAAATAAGAGGCCCACTAGGACATATAACTAGTGAGGTTTTTAGACGTGGTATAGAGATTGTCCCTAAACTTGAAAAGCCAGAAGAAAAACAAAAAAAACGTTTAGAGAAATGGCTAAGAGATTGTAATGTTTTTGACCAAAGTTTAGAAGAGGTTATGAGACAATTTCATCATGATGTAAATGCTTTAGATGATGGATTCTTATATATTGCTAAAGAATACACGGACAATGGTGATGGTTCTGTCACTTCTAGACCAACAGAAATTAGAAGATTGAACCCTGCTTTAGTAGAATTTGATTTAGATTCTGCTGGGTTACCAAAAAATGCACACTTTATTTGCCCTATTCATAGAGAGGTTGTTCAAGAAGAATCTACAAAATGTACTAAAGATGACTGTAATGTAAACCTTCATCCTGCTATGTATAAGTATTATCATAGGAGTACTCACTTGTATCTTACAGATAATGAGATAATTCATTTGTCTAAATTCTCACCATCTGAAACATATGGATGGTCACCAATACTTACTATATTTGAAAAAGCTTTGACCTTAGTAGGTATGGATAAAAACTTATATAGATATTTCTTTGAAAGAAAAATGCCAGCCAGTATGTTAATGGTAACTACTGATGACCCAGAGTCATTACGTAGAGAAAGAGAACACATTGCGGCTCAAACAAGAATGGACCCTAACTACATACCTATGGTTGCAGTATCTGCTAGAAACCAAAGAGGTAGAGTGGACCTTGTAAGACTTTTCCATAGTCTAAATGAAATGGAATATTTACCTATTAGAGATGAAATCAGGGAACGTGTTTCAGCTATGTGGGGTGTTACTCCAGCATGGCAGGGTGCTCCTGATGCATTTGGTGGCTTATCACAACAAACTCAACAACTAGTAGTGATGAGTCGTGTGGTTGAGAGTGACCAAAGATTATTACATGAGAAAGTATTCCCACAATTACTAGATGCGTTTGGCATTACTGATTATGCAGTACAACTACCTCAACCAGAGGAAAAGGCTGAGAACACTAGGATTGCCCATGCTCAACAAAAAATACAAATAGTAAATCAATTTGCACAATTGGGGTTTGATATTAAACTAAAGGAGCAAGAGGTTGATGTATTTGAAGCTGACTTTATTGTGAGTGGAGAACCTGTTCCAACTGCTAAGATGCAAGCCGAACAAGCTGCTATGCAACTTGAACAGCAACAGCAACAAATGGAACAGCAACAGGCAATGCAAGAACAACAAGAAGCAATGATGGGTGGGGGTGATGAAGTTCCAGAAGGCGACGAAGGTGAAGAAGGTGAACCTATCCAAGCTATGTTGAAAGCTTACAAGCCACCATCACAAAGAAAGTTCAAAGGTAGAACCGGTGGAATAACCCCAGATTGGAGTGACAAATCTCCAGATGAGGAGAGAGATATTGATGAATATGCTGAAGCTCGTGCTAAGAAAAATGAGCTAACTCTGTCTAAGTCTTGGGTAGAGTCTTTAAGTGAGAAGGGTTTTTCCAGTCCTGTTATAAAGGAACTGAACTCTGACTTAACTAAAATGTGGTTTTCTGAGAATAATGTTGACTATGTGGCAGACTTAAGTGCCAGTGGTGTAACTACTATTGAGAAAGCTGTATTTCCAGACCCAACACAGTTTCCTAAAAGAGGAACAAAAGGTAAAACTAAAACCGCAACAGAACCAACTGACACAAATATAGAAGATGAATAATATTCAAAAAGGTCAAGTTAATAATAAAAAGTTTTCTTATGATGATGATGGACTACGAGAAGCCATTGCATATGCCACACAATTGATGCAAGATAAAAAACAAGTTACATTTAAATGGCACGATGAAGAATATGAAAAAAGCCTTACTAAAGAAGGTGGTGCTGATGGTGGTGGATTTGGAGATGGGGGCGGAACAGTAGCTGTTTCTACAGACTCTGGTTTTTTTACCCCAACCTATGGGGAAAGGGATAAAAGAAAAAAGACAAAGAAGAAACGAACTGGTATTCATCGGTTAGCAGATTTTATTACTGGTAACTCGCCAGAAAGAAAAATGATGCAGAAAAATTCTGAATTTACTTTAAACTTAGTAGATTGGGTGGGCAAGGAATTAAAAAAAGATGATATCAAATTTAGACAACAAACGAGTTCCGAAGATATAAACCCCCAAACAAAAATAACTGATGACCAAAAAAACCCCGTAGAGTTTGATGGTGAACCAGATAAAAATGCTGCTATAGAGCAAAAAGATATGGAGCAGAAAATTCGTAATCTAGATGATGACGAGGATATAAAACACAACAAACCTGATGAAAAGGGGGATGCTGGACAAACAGCCCCAGCAGGACTAAGTGTTCAGCTTCAATATGGTTCTGGACCTGAGAGGGGCCCTCTTGTTACGGGTGCATCTAAAGATAAAGAGAGTGGAGTTGTCGAAGAAATTGATGAAGAATCTGAAGAAGTACCGTTTGAAAAAATAGTAGGGAAGGACTTGTACAAGAAGTTATTAGGTGACTAAGTTGCACAACACATCAAAATATGATAGTGTAGTATTATGCCCTAAATGTAAGGGACCAATGTTTGTCAATCAAGACAAAGATTTGCAGTGCAGAATATGTGCAAAGATACTAGTTACGGAGATACAGTTTAGTTATGATACCCGAGCAGGTAAAATCAGAGATAATAAAAAGAAGAGCGATTGGGGCTACGTGGACGAAGATAGCAGAGTGGCTGGAACAGGAACATGGCATTCAGGTTCACAGAACAACCATTCAAAAGTGGTTCGACAAAAACCATTGGGAACCGGAAGAAGAACTCTTGGTAAACGAGGAAGGCACAGATAATCGTATCAAGCTAGATAAGAAGCTGGCTACCTATAAAGGCGAAGCTGATTATTACAAAAAACTCTACAATGGACTTCTAAAAGAAAATATAAAACAAGATGTTATCGTCCAAACAATTCAAGAATATACTAAAGGCTTTCCGTCAGTACCTCTAAAACATTTAAACAACTCTGATAAAACTCCATTTGGACATCAAAAACAAATTGTAGTTTCACCCCTATCTGATACTCACGTTGGGGAACAAGTATATAAAGAGCAAATGCGGGGTTTGAACGAATATAATTTCGACATATTTAATAAAAGAATGTATGGATGGGCTAACCAAGTATTAAAACACACGGCTTATCGAAGACAAATTGCTCCGATAGATGAACTAATGGTTCCTATGTTAGGTGATATGATTAGTGGGGATATTCATGATGAGTTAGCTAGGTCTAATCAAATGAATAATATGGAGCAAATGATTAGAGGAGCAAGTATTATTGCTCAAGCTTTGATGTATTTAGCACCACATTTTACAAAGATTACAGTTCCTTGTGTAGTTGGTAATCATGGAAGAATGACCAGAAAGCCACCTATGAAAGACAAATTCATGGATTGGGATTATATGTTGTATCAATGGGTTGCAACGTTTTGTAAGAACCAAGATAATATAGAATTTCATATACCTAGAAGCTTTATGACTACATTCAAGATACACGATAAAGTAGTTCTTATAATGCATGGAGACAGTATTTCCGGAGCAGGAAGTAGTGGAGCTATTACAGGAGCTATTGCTAAACTAAGAAGTGTCTTTCAATTCAGAAAAACATTACAGAGAGAAATAGAAGACTCAATGGATGATGATGCAGCTATAGAGTTTGATAGTGTAATGATAGGACATTTCCACAGAATAGATGAAATAGATATAGGAACAGGTGAATTGCATATCTGTGGCACAATGAAGGGACCCGATGAGTTTGCCTTACAGCGACTTCATGCCGCTACTAAACCTAAACAATTAGTTACATATTGGCACCCCCAGTATGGTTATATCGGTAGAGATATTATTTATTTGAATCGTTACGACAACAGTAAACGAAAGTTTTTCGACAAGGTTCCTGAAAAATGGGGAGACTTATCAATATAAACTAGTATAATAGTTTATGCGTAAGAAACGACAATCGAACAAGCAGTTATCTATAGACCTAATGCAAGCATTGGGTGAAGAAACTATAAGAGAAGCCCAGAACCTTTTACCAGCAGAGGCTGGAGACTTATCTAAGTATATTAGGGTTGAAGCTACTGAAGATAGTTTTGGTATAGACTGGGACGAACCCGCAGCAATTATAGGTGTGCCAGAAAAATATATGGACTCAGAGTCGGTTTTAGTTTCTCAGGGTACAAATCCGAATACAGGGGGCCCCTATAGTTATAGAGCTGAGACATCAAGACACCAAAGAACAAGAAATGGTAAAACGTTTACTGTACGAGCTCATGCTAAACATTATTCTCCCGGATTTAAACCTGTGGTTGGGAGCAAAAGTGGGGAGTGGTATACTGCCAGTCCGGAAAATAACTTTGGGCTAAAAATGGCTTCTCTGAGAATCAGGCGGAATTTTTTACAAGAAGCTTGGTCTAAAGTATATAATCAACTCGACCGTCAGTCGCAGCAAGTATTACCCAAAGTTATAAAGATTCATGATAAAAGACAATAGGAGAAAAAAATGGATATAAGTAAAGTAACCCAAAACCAAGAGTATATTATTTCTAGACACTCTAAGATGGTGGGGAAGATATTAGATTTAGTAGAGGCATCACTCCCAGAAGGGAACCAATGTGATAAATTAAAGAAGCTTGTTCAAGTTCCTTTATACGATTTTCGTAATGAAATGATTCAATTAGACTCAAAAGGTCTACCCGATTCCGAATAGTTGCCATAAACATATTATAATTGAGTAGGATTTTTCGATTTCCTCAGTATAATAAAATAGCGTTAAATATAACGTTATATTTCTTTCCATAATTTAAAGGGTCGGATGGCTAAGACCAACCTTTTTTGTTAAATGCAAAGAACAAATTTAAATCATAGGAGGTTTTAAACTATGGCAGACATAAACGAAAGGCTTGAAAAGCAGATGGAAGGCACTAATCTTGCTCTAGCAGCTGTAGCCGAAGTCCTACAAAAAATGGACGGACGATTGGCTAAAGAAGAAGCTAGCAAAGAGGAAGAGGAAATAGAGAAAGCCGAAGCTCTTGCAAAAGCCGAACTAGTGAAGTCTATCGCTGCAGAGGTACAAGCAGTTCTTAAAGCTTCAGAAGGAGACAGCTATGCTGGCTCAGATGCTTCTGGAGATGAGAAAAAAGCAGCCCCAACAGGCGGTACTCCACAAAACGCTGACGATTCCGAAAGCGATGCTGGTATTGACTCTAAAATAGAGGAACAGCAAAACACCATCCAAGCTATGAAAAAAGCAGACGATGATGACGAAGAGATGGAAAAAGGTCATGATGATGATGACAAAGAAGAGAAGGGTATGTACAAGGACGATGATGACGAAGACGCAGCTGACGAACCTGTAGAAGAGAAGGGTATGGATGATGAAGACGATTCTGACGAGATGAAATCAATGAAGAAACAGTTAGAGACTCTAAAGAAACAATTAGAAGCAACAGAAACTAATATTTCTAAAGCAGTTCAAACTGAATCTGAAGCAAGACTCAGAAAAATGGGATTCAGGGAAGAGACTGGATTACAGGCTCCAAAAGTAGTAAACAGCTTAGGAGTAGATGATTCTACACCTATACAAAAAGCTGCAGCAACTGCTGACACAGCCGGACAACTTGCAGAACTTTCTTATTCAGAATTAAGAAGAATGCAACACAATATAGAAACTGGAAACACTGACGGTGTTCCTAGAGAGCTATTAGGATAATAAATTATAAACAAACTACAGGAGATTTACAAACATGGCAAATCCAAGTTTAACAGAATATCTTGCTCAGTCTCAACGAGGACTGTATCAGTCTGTATTCGGACCTGAATACTTACAGAAACAATCCTACTTTACAGTTGACTCTGCAACAGGTGTATTCAACACAACATACGGAAGAAAAGTTTGGCAAGCACTAAACAACCAAACAAGATTCTTCAATGCTATCCCTAGAGTGGTCTGGGGAAATACTGCTGGTTGGAGGGTAAGAACTGATAGAGGTTCTGGCCGTTCAAGACCAGTGACTGAAACAGGTTCTATCCCAACAGTGGATATCTCCAACATTGAATCAGTATCTAGTTTACCTAGAATTGTTTCAACTACATTCGGTGCTTCAGTGAAATCAGTGTTCACTGCACAGCTAGAAGGTGGTGTTGGTGATGTACTTGCGTTGGAAAATGAAAACGCTCAGTTAGACCACATAAAAGAAATTAACGAAGAGTTGAACGCAGGTTCAGCTTACTTGACTTCTGCTGGTGGAGCAACATCATTCACAGTTCCTGCTTCAATGGCAAAGAACTTCAAAATCGGTGACGCAGTAGCACAATATGATGTTTCAGCTACAGGACATGACAGAACTTCAGGTTCTGCTATTTCTGCCGTAAACACATCTACAGGTGCTGTTACAGTTGCTTCAGGTACTACATTCGCTGACGGTGACGTAGCTTACATTTACTCAAGAGCAGGTATGACATCTATTGATGACATTGTTGCTGAAGACGGTTCTACCGTTGGTGGTGGTGTAGCTAGGTCAAGAGCTTATGACCTAACTCTAGCTGGTAGAACAGCTGGTGGATGGAATGCAGCTGCTTCAAGTTCATACAACTCAGGTACTGGTAGAGCACTAAGTCTAAACTTATTAGACACTGCAATCCAAAAAATCAGAGAGAATGGTGGGGAACCAAAACTAATCCTTTTGGGACACGACCAATACTTCAACTTAGAAAGATTGCTTAACTCTAACCAAAGATACTTAGGACAAGAAGAGTACCAAGTGGGTGTAGGTTCTGAAAGAACTTTCCCGGGTACAAGAACTGGAC